TGGATCCATATCTGTCAGACAATTAATTAAATAATGGACATTAAGAATACAAGCTCTGCAAATATCAACCTATCTCCATCTTTTGGAGCTTCGGCCTCATTTTCTTCTGTATCTAATTCTATCACTTTTGGAGATAACCATAAGCAAATAATGCTAGGAGGGATAAACGGTTTATCAATGTCTCTAGATTTAAAATTCGATGAGCTCACCGACAATGAATCTAATAATTTAATTAGTTTTTTTCAAAGCCAATTTAGATATGAGGTTCAAAATTATGTGGGAGGAATTACAGGAATGGCTTTTAATAATAAACGAATAGACCCCTTCGACTATCAACCTTTCTTTCCTTACAAAAAAAACAAATTTAACTGCATTGAATTTTCCCACGACAAAGCTTATTTTAATGTAAACAATATATCGGCAAAATTTTCAGCCATAGCTCCTAGTATTTTAAATAGTGTTGAGTCTGGCCCAAATCACAATGGCAACATTGACGCGATTATTAATGCGAATATCGGATCAAACTCTTCTGTTTCAAATAAAGATGTTTCACTGCCTGCGGGATCTATCATATATCAATCTGGAACCTACTCAAACGCTATAGTTACTTCTGATTTTAATGTCGCAGACGGAAACTCTGCAAGCCTCCTTGCGAGCAATAATTTTACATCTAGTGGTCCCGAGTTTATTTCCTGCAACCAAACCCCAGATAGGAATTCAATTTACATCAACAATCCCAACGACTGCTTTTATTATCCATACCCACCAATACACCAAGATGGAAATCTGCCTCATAGAATGTTTGACTTTAGGCCCAGTGTTTCTGTATCGCTGCAGAACTCTCCGAAGTACATGAAAAGCACGGTTTCTGAAGTTTACCAAAAGTTCAATAAATATGGATTTAACCCTAATTTAACAAATTTAAGCTTAAGGTTTGACGGCAGGTCGGATCTGGAAGCTAAGAGAATTCTACTGTTCTTAGAAAGCCACCTAGGGCACAGAAAATTTGGCTTTCACATTTCTAGAGATTACGGGGGAAATCAATCAAATTTACTAAACACATCGCCACATAGGAAAACTATGTCTTTTTTTTATTGCCCTGAATGGAAGCATACATTCAACTATAAGGATAATCATAGCATATCAGCTTCTTTTATAGAATGTGTTGATTATTAATTTATTATATAATACAAGATGGAACAATCGATACATAATGAAATTATGGAGCTTGAGCCCTCCACTCTGATAATCCTTTACGAACTAGTGCTAAAGGGTCATAACGCAAGCTATTACTTTCACGCCGGAGAGAACTCTCTGGATGGGCAAATTAAGTTCAAGGGTAAGAATTACTATTATATTCCAATAAAAACTGATGGTTTTGACTTTACTGACTCTAAGCTGCCTCGACCCACCTTAACCGTTGATAACACAGATTCTTTTTTTAGTTTAAAGACTAGATTTTTTAAAGACTTTATTGGCTATACCCTAAAAAGAACCAGAACTTTTGTCAAGTTTTTGCATGGAGATAATTTTCCTCGAAATGCCAACCCATTTGGAACACCTACGGAAGTGTCTTTTCCTGTAGAGAGTTATGTAATTAACAAAAAAAACATAGAAAACAAAAACATAATTCAGTTTGAGCTAGTTTCACCACTGGAGCAGGAATCCGCCTTTATACCTAATAGGAAAATCGTATACAATACTTGCCAGTGGAAATATCGAGGCAACATCGGTTGCGGCTACAATGGTCCGCCCGTCACAGACTCAAAAGGAAATTTTATAAGTTTCACCCCAACGGGATCGACAATTGCACCCTTTAACCAAAACAATAACTATCAGTCCGGAAATTATGTGATTATGGATTCCCCCCCAAATTCAGCAGATCCTGACAGAGTCTACGTTTGTACACAAAACAACACACTGGGCAAAGACCCTTCAACTAATAAAGACTCATGGATTGCCGATGCTTGCCCTAAGAACATATCTGGATGCCGAGCTAGATTCAAAAACCAAGAAGCTACCGATGGACTACCTTTTGGAGGATTTCCAGGAACTTGGGAATACTAAACCCATAAAGAGGTGCTTCAAGCATGCTCTTTCTAATGTCAACAGGGAGCTGTTTGGTATATTTAAATTTTCTGAGCACAATTATAATTATGAATTTAAGGCTTTTGAGAACTTAAACATAATAAATAAATATATCTTTCAATCTAAAGATTCTGAATTTTATAAGGATTATTTGACCGGCAATGTGATATCTCTTTTTCACACTCACACCACAAGATGTTCGGAGCTTAGCGATATAGATGTAGAGATCTCTGAATCCTTAGGTTTACCTTCTTATGTATTTTCCCCTTCCGCCAAGTCCCACTCTCTTTATTATCCAAAAAGCTATACGCCTAATAAATTGTACGGTAGAATATTTATACCCTTCTTTCAAGACTGTGTTTCTTTTGTTAGGGATTTTTATTTAATTAATTTTAAATTTAACTTTAAAGATATAAAAAACTGGGCCAGAGATAATAAAAACTCTAACTATAAGCTATTAAATCAAATTAAAAAATACTTTAAAGAAACTTCAATCCAAAACATAAGGTACGGAGACTTGATTGTCTTTGAGCCAACCCTCAGCCCTTTTATGCATCTAGGTATTTTTAATAGAGAAAACAAATTCTCCCACCACCCCATCGGAGGTTTCCCAGTCGATCAATTATTTAATGAACAAATTCGTAAAAAAGTGTATAAAGTATATAGGTATAAGGATTTATGAAAAAATTTATTTTGCATGGTGAAATGGCATCTGATTTCTGTAAAGAAATTAGTTTAAATGCGAACACTATGCGTGAAGCTATAGAAGGTCTATGTGCTAATTTTCCTAAATTTAGAAAATACTACATAAGCAAGTCCCTAAAAGGTGTTCATTTTTTATTCGTAGATAACTCAAAGCGAGCAATGGAGCATTACTGCTTTGACCTACCTTTGGAGAAAAGCACCTACAATATAGTCCCTTCGATGGAAGGGGCAGCAATGGCTGGAGTTTTTCTAGCTAACTTTGGCTTAGGCTATTTAATGCAAAAGTTTATGGGTGACATGCAACCCGAAGATGACGGAACACCTGAGTATGAAATAATAAAAACAAACTCTTTCATATATGATCAAAATGAAAACAGGACAGAGCAAGGGACGCCTATACCTGTGGTTTATGGCCAACTTAGGGTTGGATCTAAGGTTATACATTCTAGCATAAATAACTACGACTACAATTATGATGATGCTGAGATCTATGCGGGAAACCCCACCCCCACCAAAATCTCAAAGATGGCCGCAAACTATTCCTTCATAAAGCCTAAAGAGATCGAAGATCTCAGAGACAGAGCTGCGTCGGATATGTTTTCAAGTTTTGACGCATTCGATAAATCTAAAAGGTCAGAGTTAAATTTTGATCAAGACGGAGAGAAAAATCATAATTTAAGTCGAGAAAACGAGCCCATGAATCATGGCTATGCTAATAGCTCTAGCAGCTCAAATGAGCATAAGTCATTTGGACCTTCAGAAAATAGTCCCGTTTACCCCAGAGCTAACGCTTCATGGTGGGATTTTAATAAATATAATTCTCAGCCTAGACCCTATGTTTACCCACAATCAGGAGAAGTTGACTTTTTCATGAGGCCTCAATCGAACTCTTCCTTGTGCGGGGAAAGGCTATCTAAAGCAGGCTCCATTCCGCTCCCCTCAGAGAAAACTCTGTCTTGGAAAAATCAAGGCTCAAAAATGACGGTTGGGGTTAGGGGTAATTATCAAAAATTAGAATCAATAGGCATACATAAATCTCTAGAAGTTTTATCTGAAGGGCCTATAGCTGGTTTGGCTGGGCACATAACAGGATTTTCTACAGACAATGGTAATTATTATTTTCCGTATCAAGCTTCAGACCCAGCCCCAGCCCCCGGCTCCATCACCCTAGACAGTGTGAAATATGATTTTCCAAGCAGCAGTATGGTTTCGCAACAAAACAGTTCTCTTGTTAGGGTTTTTTCTTCTGGATCTTTTTACAATAATTTTACAGGAACTCTAACTGGAAACTCAAGACCAGTTAATGGGTTATCCATAAAGGTAGATAAGCCTGTTAGCTTGAAAAGTGCAAAAATTAGAGATATCACTTTTTCGGGCCCAGATGATCCAAGTAAAATAGTTTATAATATCAACAACTCTATCACTCCAAATAGTTCAAAATTTGTATCTAGTAACGGTTTGTTTTTGTTAAATTCCGGAGATGGTTCAATACACCCTAACACTAATAGCCTTAACACAATTTCGGAGTTTCTAGAATCTAAATATTTAGTCACCGAATCCACCACTGGAGCTGGCACGACTGGAGTTTTTCAACTTGATTTGTTAAGCTCAGATTCCAACGACCTCAATCAAGACTTCAGGATTGGATCTAATTACGGGCGCAATGGGCTAGAGTTTTCAATTTCGCCAGATTCCTCTAGAGCCATTCTGGAGGAAGAAATTGAATTGACTAAAGCCGGCGATAGAGGCTCTAGAGCTTCGGTTTTAGATATTAGATCTAGATATAAAGATGGACTCTTTAACTCTGATTTTGAGACAATATTTAATGCATTTAAGAATTATAACACAGACTCTAATGTTCCGTGGGATAGTTCGATAAGCATCAGCCAAATGGCAAGGGTGGCTTACGATCAAAATGGAGGTTCGAATTTAGTTGACAATTTAGGAGCTGTCCGAGCCGCAACGGTACAAGTACAAATAGGTACATATACAGACACATGGACAAGCGGTAGCGGAAGATCTCGCAGAACTAACACCCAAGTCAGAAATATTAATGCTGTTATTACTCTTTCAAACTATCTTTCGCTGGGGCCGATAGCTATAGCCCTCTCTGGCTTACAAGGTGCCGCTAGTAACCGTCAAGCAATTCGATTTTCTTACTCGTCGATAAGTGCTGCCGGAAATAGAGCAAATTATTTTCAAGCAGTATGCGAGGGGAACAGTTTAGCGACCAATACCCTTGACAGGCTTCTGCGGGATGCAGGCTTTGCGGATGCTGTATTTGATGCTTTTAATGCACAATTAGGCGGAAACTTGCAATCCTCAATACTTCCAAGCTTCGCTCTAGACCACGATAGCGATGGTGATACTAATGCCATATTGCATGGGGGCGGACGTTATATTAAATTCGGAGTGGGCTCGGGCTCAACTATAAGTCAGGGGACTTTATTAGACGGAACTCTACCTACCCATACTATTCAAAATAATCTTGACAATTTTAATAATGTTTTAATTACCGACGATGGCTCAATTCCTGAAGATGATAGCTCAAACCCAAAAGGCAAATACCACCCAATGATTTACCCTAGAATTACAGTTTTCATTCTGAGAAAATCTGTAACTTCAGGTTTTACTTCTTTTAATTATCTGCCAACTAGAATAGATGCTATTGCGGAAGTATCCGCCAGTGGCACTATTGCTAACATACACTTATTAAATGTCCCCGATAATCCTGTGTATGACAGGTCTCTGTCGGGTTGGACCCCAATATTGCCACACTCTAGCAAAGAGGCTCCTTTTATGGTTTCTGCATCTACTATTATGTATGAAGATCTTGGGGTCTATTGCAAGATAGATAGCAGCGATTCAGGAATGAAAGCAAGACTTTATGCTGAAGACGGAAGTCTTCAGGTGAGCACTTCCAGACGAGACTCATTCAAG